CATAATTATGATACTTCTATTTCGTTAACAACTAATCTCTGGCCGTTTTATGTTAAACCTAAAAAGTGGGCACCTTTATTTAATAATGATAGAGTAGGTATTACAACATCTTTTCAATACGGTGGTGGTAGACTAAAAGGTGACTTTACAGAATTTACTGAAGAAGACTTTTGGAAATGTTCAGATACAATGTTAGAGTATTGTGGTTATCGACCTGATTTTATTGCTGTTATTGTGCCAGAGAACGAAGATATGGCATTAAAAAACGTAGAATTGGCGTACAAAATGAGTGATGGAAAAGAACCTAAAGATACGTTTGAAAATTTATCAAAAGAAAAAACGGGTGTTGAATGTAAATTAAATTATGCTATGTCAAGTGGCGACCAAGATAAACCATATTTGTTAAGTAAGATATATCAAAAGTATGTAGAGATATGGGAAAAAGGTTTACATCCTTGGGAGTTTAATACTAGACAAATGATGAAAAGAATTAGAGATGAAATAACTTTATGTCCTCAAAATAGAAAATGTGATGAGGGTATCAGATCATTTAATCCAAGTGGTGATTATTATAGTTGTGGTGCTTTTGGTGATGATAAAGATAAAGCAATAGACTTTGAAGCAGAAATGCAAGGTAAGTTTTTTACACCATTACAAAAAGATGTAAACTTGTTTAGTATGAAACGTGCTTGTTTAGAATGTCCTATGTTTAATATATGTAATGGTTGTAGAAAGACAATTAAAGATTTTAAAAAACATAATGTAGTAGAAGATCATTGTAGATTAATGAAAACTATCGCACCAAAGATACTAAAAGCAAATGATCTAAATATAGAAGTAACTCCTTACGTGGATGAAAGAAATGTTAGATAAATTTTTAAATAATGGATTTTTCAAAGTAACTGACTCAAAAGCATTTAAGTTCTTTGATATAGATACTGTCGAATGGACAGACAAAGGTGAAATGGGTGTAGCAATTATTGAACGTAACGATAAGATAGAAAAACAATTAGAAAAGACTAGAGATTATGTTAGTGATAATATCATACTACCTCATTTAGGTTCTCACGCTTATAGTAAAATAGAAGTTGTAAATGGATTAGATAAACCTACATTAGAATGGCACAATGATTTAGTTGAAGGTCCTAATTGTGGTTGTTTATTATACTTTGATGATACAGACGAAGATACAGGCGGTGCAATTAAATTTAGACACGCTAAATCAAAAGATCAAATAAGTGAAATCTATCCTAAAAAATTTGACATCATAGTTATCAATCATAGTTTAAGATTTCAACATATGGTAACTGAACAAAAAATGCCAGTACCTCGTAGAGTGATGAGTTTAAACTTTTACTTAGATGAAAGATTATCAAAATGATTTTAAACTATTGGCCAACACCTATAATGTACGATAGAATTAGTAACAACAAGTTATTAGATAAAACTACACAATACATTTTAACTGCTTACAATGATAATACAAGTGCAAATATCTTACATCAAAATATATTAGATGATAAAGAATTAACAGATTTTAGAAAAGAAATAATTGTACCTACTTTTGATAAATTTTATAAACAAGAGTTTGGTTTTAGTATTAAGGAAAAAAGATTTCATTTGAGAGGGTGGATAACTGGTTATGGAATAACTTATTCAATGAGAAAACATAATCATTCAGGTTCACATTTAAGTGCTGTATTTTATTTACTAGCAGAGGAACAAGATAAGGGTGGTCGTTTAGTAATAAGTGATCCTAGATTTAATGCAAATCGAGGATATAAAGATGAGTTTAATAAATGGTTTGAACCACATACTATAATTCCTTGTACAGGAGATGTAGTTCTTTTTCCTAGTTTTCTTTATCATAATGTAGAAACATTTTATGGTAAACTAAGACTTGCAATGCCAGTAGATTTAATATTGTACGACAATGAATAAAATAACTGTATCAATTAATCCATCTTATTTTTGTAACTTTAGATGTAACTTTTGTTATCTAACACCTGAGCAATTAGGTAATCAAAAAAGAATACCCTTACCTATTTTAGATAAACGATTAGAAGAATTATCTAAAGTAAGAGAAATAGAATGGATAGATTTATATGGTGGTGAAATAGGTGCATTAAAGAAAAATTACTTTTATGGTTTACGAGATGTTATAAGAAGATGGTATGGTGGAAAAATAAACATCATTACAAACTATAGTATGTTGCACGAAGGATTTTATGAAGATGACTTTTATCTTTCTGTAAGTTATGATTTTGAAGCAAGAGAAAAATCTGATTTAGTTTATAATAATATGATTATGAGTCCTGTACCAATTGCTGTATTAATACTTGCAAGTGAAAAAGTTATTAATATGAATGTAGATGAAATGATTTTAAAATTAAATTTATGTACATCTATCGAAAGTGTTGAGATTAAACCTTATTCTATTAATCAAGCAAATGCACAACCAGTAACACATAGAGATTTTGAAAACTTTGTACAAAAATGGATTGAAAGTAAAGTACATAAGAATTTTGATTTTATAAATGAAGGTAATATTATTAGAAGTTTAAAAAAAGAATATAACGCATTTTCAAACGATCACGTTTACATCACACCGAACGGTAACTTTGGTGTTTTAGAGTTTGATAAAAATGATAAAGAATATTTTAAAGAGTATAATAACTTTAAGTTTATAGAAAAATGGGCAAATGATGAACCACTAAATAACATATCAGACATATGCAAACAATGTAATTATTATGGTCATTGTTTAACTGAACATTACAGATATGTCAAAGATTTGAAAAACGGTTGTAATGGATATAAAGGACTATTAGATTGGTATGGAAAAGAAAGATTGGAAGATAAGACAAGAGTTATATCATAGACTACACAAAGAACACAAAGACAATCTTTATGGTTATGATATTTTAATGTCAGACGATATAGTCAATGACGCTATAGACTATTTCAATGAAACTGAAATGCCCTTTATCTATCCAGCAAAAAGTTATGTAGTAGCAATATGTTACGCTACGTGGTTAGCAAGAGATTTTAAAGAAGACTTTTACGACTTATTGAGAGATAAGGAACTTCTTTATAATAATGATCCATACTTTAAAACGTATGAAGAAGACAAAGACACATATGATAAGATTATAGAAAAAGTCTTACCATTTGATGAAAACAAGGGAATTGTGCCTGACATAAAAGAATATTATAAGGCAGAATTTTTCGATATAAATATAACATAAGGAGATATTATGGCAATAACTATAGATGGAAAAGTGTATGATGAAACTAAGTTTAGTTTAAAACTAAGAAATTACATTGTCGCTAGACAAGAGATAGATCAAGGTAAAATCAGACACGAAATCGAGTTGGAAAAAATACAAGTGCTTACAGATTATTATAACACTAAAATAGGTGATTTATTAAAAAAAGAGAAAGTACAACCAGAAAAACCAGAGTAGTATTAAATGGCAGCAGTCGCAAATCTAATCATTGACCAAGGCGCAACTTTTACATCTGACATTACAGTAAAAGACGCTAGTGGAAACGCATTTAATTTAACTGGATATACTGCTGAAGCAAAGATGGCAAAGGGATATGCCTCTACAAGAACACGTACTACAATAACTGCTACAATTTCTGGTGATCCTACAACTGGAACTGTTGCTCTTTCTCTAACACCTGTTCAAACAGCGGCTTTAGACGCACCAGAAAGATACGTTTATGACGTGGAAATCACGCAAACCTCTTCAGGTGCTGTAACTAGAGTTATTGAGGGTATAATTACTGTAAGACCAAACGTAACAACAAGTTAAAAGTATTATAAATATTGTTTAAAGAGAGAGGTTTGGATGCCAACAATTACAGCAAAGATTAATGCCCCTACTTCTAGTGGCCCACAACAAGTATCTGTAACTTTACCTTCTGGTCAAGCACTTCAAAATAGTTCTCTTTCTTTAAAATTATTAGGTGATGTTGACGTAACCGATTTAAATGATGGTGCATTATTACAATACAGAGCAAGTGATGGCAAGTTTGTAAGTAGAAACGAAATTGTTACCACGACTGGAACACTAACATTTAACGGCGGAAGTTTTTAATAAGATATGGCAACAGTAATACAGATAAAAAGAAGTCCTAATACTACTGCTCCATCCACACTCAAACTTGGAGAATTAGCATATACATACGGAACAGGTACACAAG